CCAACTGCTCAAACCCACGTCAGATAGGAGGAGCGTTCTCATGGCTAGCCCACGATTTAAAGGAAGAAAACGAGAAAGGATCTCGAATATTCCCGATGTCGCAGGCCTTGATCCCGAAGAATTCTTCGAGATGAGCTACGAGACAGCTCTAAAACGGGGAACTGGATACGACCGACTAGCATTTTCTTTAATTCCTAAATCCGTGATTGGATCCGTCGCTTTCGCGATTGATCCGTTCGCAAAGTTTAGGAACGGGAAAATTGTCGTAACTCCAGTACAGAGAAGCAGGACTAGAACGCGGAACTACGTTTCCGTACCACGTCGCAGTAGAGTCGATGGCCTATCCATTACTTCGGTTAGGAACCACGGCTCTACGTGTCTAGTCACGCAAGATAGCGTATCTTACACGCCGCTTAGTACTAGTACTACGGCTGGCGTGCAACCGGCTCTGCAGTCGGTCACACGCGATACGACTTACCGAACCAGGCCAGCAAATTCGGAATACGGGGAGTTTGAGTCTTTCGACTACAGCCTCTCCGTCCCGGATTATGCTTATCCTGTTTCGACTCTGTTTGCATCATACACCACCAATGTCGGCTGTTTCGCCCCGAACTTTACTAAAGTTCAGGGCGAGTATCGCCGATTTACTGAAGGTGGTTGTGCATACTTCCCCGCTGCGTCTCTGGCGTCTCTACGAACGTCAAGTATTTCCGAACTTAGTCTATTGCTCCCCAAAGGGGCAATAGATCTGCTTCCGAAAACTATTCCGGAAGCTCGGAGGTACTCGTTGTTTCGAAATATCGCAGAACTTAAAGACTTGCCCAGGATGATTACGCAACTGCGTAACGCCTTAGGTGACTTGTCAGTTCTTGCCAGTAGTTATGGCCCGTCCATAAGTCAGAAGGTGTTTAGCCTTCAAGCTCGTGTTCAGGATATTCCTGCTGCGTATGTCTCCTACCACTTTGGTTGGAGGCAGCTGTATAGAGACGTCAAGGACTTGTTGGATCTTCCCGCCAAACTTAGTAAGGAAATCAATTTCCTTATCTCGCGTAACGGGAAGCCGACGACGTACCGTTCTAAGAAGTCCTTTCCTGGAACAAGTACGGCATCTCCTGGCTTTATCTTTGATCTCGGATTCTCTGGTGAATACGGCCCGGCTATACAAACCGAGCACAAGCGCCAACACGAAATTCGATTGGTGGTTAACGCCATCTTCGAGTTTCCAGACTCCGTGATCCCCCAACTTCGACGCGACCTAGTCGAAAAGAAGTTGGGCTCTAGTGTCACCCCGACCGATGTGTATAATCTTATACCGTGGTCGTGGCTAATTGATTGGTTTACCGGCCTTGGAAATTACGTCGAATGTATAGACGCAATTAACTCGGACAAGTCGACCTTCAATTGGGGTTTTGTTACCGGAGTAACTACCGGTACCATAACCACTACTAGGCAGATAAAGCACGATCAGAATAGCAATGTCACGTACAACGGTGTTCCAACTCCATCATCTAAGACGATAAGTCTCAGTGTGGACGCGGTCCTGGAGTACAAGACTCAGATCAGACGATCTATTGCTAATCTGTCTGGCGTGAAGCTAACTTCTAGTATAGGCTCTTTGAGCCTGTACCAGCAGTCTATCTTGGGATCGATACTGTTAAGTCGGTCCCAAGGATCGAATCGCTGAATCCTTCAGCGATGATCACCTCACACTAAGGAGACGTTCTATGGCTCTCGTTGACCCTGTAACTGTAGCTGCTAATGCGCCAACCCCTGCGCTCACGTTTGCAAAGACGCGAGTGGATGGGTATGGTTCGGAGGCGGTTGATACTGGTGCGAGTGGTTACTCGACCCTTATCAACCATACACCTTCGAAGAACGGTAATCGGCACTATCTCAAGATGAATCTTGTGAAAAATGCCACCGATCCGTATTCAGGGCTCACGAAGCAGCAAACTGCTTCGGTCAGTATGTCGATCAGCCGGCCACCCTTTGGCTTCACCGATACCGAAATGGTAGATATGGTGGAGGCCTTTAGGGACTGGCTGTTCGACGCTGACGTTACTCCGGCGAAGATCCTTCAGTTTCAATCGTAACTGAAGTTGTCCAAATCTTACACGGGGCTTAGGCTCCGAAAGGAGCTTACCTCATGGAAGACTCGGATAAAGATCAGCTCAACTTTGACTTTGGTAGCGAGCGTGGGTTTCGTCTGGTTCGATCTATTGATCGAGCTTTTTCGATACTCATTCTCATTTCCCTAGTTGGGGTCGGGCTGATTCTTCTCTCTGGCTGTGTCGGAATGTCTAAGGGCAATTTGTCCTACGACGTCCAATCAGACATGAAGAAGTCTTCGTCGGAAGAAGGGGCGCAGCCTTAAACGGCTGTTCGTTTCTTCTTAACGAGAACATGGGACTCGGAATCACCTAACTCAAGGAGTAGATGATGAAAAGTCCGGTAGATCTCCTCATCAACCTTTTACAAGATATTGAAAGGTTGATGCCTGACGTGAGTGGCCTTGATCGTGACATCAAGACGATCAAAGCTCGTGTCGAACACGAAGGTGACGGCTTTTTAACCGTCGCCCTACCTGCCTTTTGCGATGCCCTCGATAGAGGACTAGCATCGGGTAGGTTTACCTGCCCAACGGGTTTTCGCAAACTCCGCGGGGGAGCGATCCCGAGATTACTCTCGGGTTTGCTCTGTAAGGTGTTCGATATGTACACTGGGGAACTTGTAGACTTACCATCTCTCGAGTCTGTAAAGACTTTAAGGGAGGTTACTAGGTTCTACAAGAAGCTCCTTTTGAGTTCCGATCGGGAAGAAATTCTTGATCGGAAGGCTAAGGAGACTTTTCTAAAATGTGACCAGGAGATCCCTTTAGAGCTTTCGCTCGACGGAATCACTAGTTACGTTTTAGATCGTGTTTGCAAATTCTCCCTCCCCTCACTTGATTGTTTCGAGGAGGAGGAGTTGATTTACAAGCACGGCCCCGGTGCTGTGGCCGAAGCCCTAAGTTCTAACCAGAAATGGGAAGAACTCCTCGAATGCGAATTCGAGGGTAAGCCACTTGGCTTAGAGATGCTGTCGAGAGACAGACTCTTGGTCAAGGGTTTACGCAGGTCAGGACACAGCGGCCCTAGCAGCACTGCGAGATTGGTAACGGTCGCTAAGAATTCAACCTCTCGGCGAACCATTACTATTGAGCCCTTGCTGAAACAGTTTATTCAGCAAGGATTTAATCGTCAACTCCGAGATAGCATCAAGGAGTGTCGGATATTATCTCAATGTCTCGCTTTGACCGATCAAACGCAAAACCAAAAGTTAGCTATGATCGGTTCCCAGACCCAGTATTGGGCAACACTCGATTTGTCTTCAGCTTCGGATAGGCTAAGCGCAAGCTTAGTCTCCTTAGTCTTTAGGCATCATCCCAAGTTTCTACGAGGGATCTTCGAGTGCCGCTCACCCGACGTGGAGGTCGACTCAGTCGCCTACGCGGTTCGGAAGTACGCGGGTATGGGTAACGCAACAACGTTTCCTGTACAGAGCGTAGTATTCGCTATTCTTGCGATTACTGCACTCCTGAACGGTGTTAATCCGTCTTACAGGAACGTCAAGCGTGCTGCTAAGTACGTTCGTGTGTACGGTGATGATATTATCGTACCGCGAACGCACTACGCTCAGGTAGTATCACTGCTTGAGAGTGTTGGCTTGGTTGTCAACACTTCCAAGTCTTTTTCTGAAGGTAACTTCAGAGAAAGCTGCGGAGTTGACGCGTACTTTGGGGTCGACGTGACCCCTCTATACTGTCGACGAAGCATCAGTGATATCTCTATAAAGGACCCGAATGCTATATCTCACTTTGTCGAGCTTAGTAACCATGCTTGGTTACGTGGGCTTTATAAGGTGAGCGACGCCATCAAATCGGAGGTAGAGAGGGTTCTCGCGAGAGAACTCCCCCTTGTCCGAAGAGATAGCGGTGCACTTGGATGGCTAACTCGTAAGAACCATTATTCCTTCGAAAGATGGAACAATGCCCTTCACAGGTACGAAGTTTTCGCGCCTGTGCTGAAGACTCTTCATAGAAGAGATCAACAGGACGGTTGGTCATCCCTTGTACGGTACTTCATCGAAACTTCGAATGAAGTAAGTGAAAGCCTAGCGGCTACCACTCGCCACTTGTCTCCCTTAGAAAGAGATAAGTTACGCTTTACAAGGAGTCCTGTGCGATTCCGTTCTGGATTGCACAAGAGATGGGTGCCTGTCTAAACAACAGGTAAACAAGTCTTTTCTCCAAGGAGAAAAGCCAGAGCTGGAGGCCTCCGAAAGGAGGCCGCCCTGGGAAGATAGTAC